AAACAATTAGCTATTCTGTACTGCTTATAAGCATCATTTGGTATACCTGCACAGCGTTTATTCCAGTTAAAGCATAAAAGCCTTATGTATATTCCGACTTCTTCATTACTAAGGTGTTGCGTACCTGCGATAAAGTCTTCTGTAAATAAGTACCACGCTTTCATTTTCTGCGTTGGTTTTGAATTTTCGTGAATAATCATATTGAACTCCAATCTTAGTTTATTGTAACCCCTCTAGATGAAAACCTAAAGGGGTTTTTTGGTTTAATATCCCCAAACTTCCTTTCTAGCTTGCAATACTGTAGGTTCTTTCCATATCCAATTGTCTGGGTTTGGCACTAAAGTATTTATAACGTCATCTGGGTTATCAACAGTTTTAAGATAATTACCCATGACCTTTAGAATATGCTTACATATCCGCATAGGTTCACCATAATCATCTAAAGACATAGCAATAAATTCAGCATCTTTTGTCTTTGTAGGGTTCTTCAGATACCACAGAATTTGCTTAGCATTTGTCGCTTTCTGATAGATAGACTGTTGCATAGCATGGGAAATACTAACCCTTTGGGGTAAGCTTTTAGACGTTTTCAAATCAATATAAAAATCTTCTTTTGTCTTTTTATCTTCAAAGTGAAAATCGGTATACCCAACGAAAGGAATGGTATCTATTTCTATTTCTACCTTTTTCTGGTAGGTCAATAGATTCCATGAGTAAGCGTATTTCTGAAACTCCTTAGTTCCTAGCTGTAAAAGTGGCACTAAGTTATTTCGTTCATCTTCTGTTTTTGGGTCATTTATCCTAGAACAGTTTGCATCATATTCAGCAACCATCTTTTCTGTAGCTTCTTCTAGCGGTATTCCATTGAGAAACATATTAATGCCACTCTCGACAGATTGACCCCTGACAGCCGATGCACTTGTTGGGAACTCATACCCAAATATTCTTCTTAACGCCCATCGTTCCCGATAAAAAGCGAACTCATTAAGATGTGAGAAAGATAAAGGCAACAAATCGAACTTTTCAAAATGCTCCCTCATATCATATCCATATAATTTTGAGTGTGCTTTTTGTTTTCTTCAATCTGTTTTTTCAAATCAAAGCATAAATCATGGGCGTTACTTTGTCTGCCGAACTTAATCATATATTCATTTAGAGCATCCAGAAGGTTATCCATAACCCTTATTTCGCTTGAATGTTTGGCTAAACCTCGTTCTTTTTGCTTATCAATTTTTCTTTGCAATTCGAACTCAAGAAAAGTCTTTGAATTATCATATTCAACCATTGTTTTCACCCCTCACAAGTTCGTATTCAGCGAATGTTTTTCCATCCACAGTCTTATTGTGCGTAATGATATTGAAACCCTCTTGCCTTAATTCAAAAATAATGGCACTTAATCTAAAAGAACCAAATTGATACAAGGCTTCCAATGGGGTTATTTTATTACCTATTTGTAGGTATTCTAGGATATTTTCTTTTTGTGATTTTTTTGGCATTTGAAACTCCTTTCTATAAGTTAAATTTTGCCAGTTCTCGTTCATTGACCACCTTCGTCCGTAGATCGTCCCTAAACGCGCGGAAAGACTCTAGCCTTATCTTGGCTCTGTTTCTCCGCTTTAAGGTTTCACTATATCTATTAGCGAAATCCCTAAACTTGTCATGGTTGTAAATCAAACCATCAAGTTCTTTCATATTTTTATACATTTTTTGTCTTGAAAACTGAAGTGTCAATTCTGCAATAATCATCTTTTCTTCTTTTTTCATAAGTTCTACGGCTGTATCTAAATCAGCAAATATCATCCCTAATTCTTCTTGTTTATGGGAAATTTTATGAGGGTCAAATTGTAATGAATAAATATCGCTCATTTAATGCACTCCGAATAGGTTATCATGTACCCCATTTTGTCTTTGTAACTGTCGTGATGCTTGGGGTTAGCCTTTAGCCTTACTGTCTTTTGCCAGTCGTTACAAAGTGCCACTTGATGCGGTTTTACTTCTATTCCAAGTATTACAGACCACCCTGTAGCAATCTCCTCATGGTTCGTTTTGATATCGCCATAATCCATGCCACGATTTTCAATAATACTAACCACTTCATCACACAATTTTTTACCAATCATTAGGGTTTTCCTTTTTCCATTCAATGCGTTCTAATAAATCTTTTTTCCACTGCTCATTTAGTTCTTTATCTGAATGACCAAGCGTATGACACTTGCGACATAGAGCATAAAGGTTATCAATTCTGTTTAGCCTGTTGTTTTTGACTCCACCCATGCCCTTCGGTATTAGGTGATGAATATCCACCGCCTGTTCTTTATGACAATTCCAACACAAGGGGATATCGTTTTCGTGATACCCCCAAAAGTCGCTGAAAAGCTTCTTATAGTTCTTTAAGGTTTTCATTAAATGCCCTTACAGCGTTTTTAGTAAGTTCCTCAATATCATTGACCGAAAAGTGACCAGAACCCATCGAACGACCTACAACGCCTGTTACAAAAATATCTAAACGCTGTGTATCGCTTTTATTCATGCCACCAGTAGGCGGTTTAGGTGTAAAGGTATTATTAGCCTGTTGCATTGGTTGTGGCGGTTGTGTGGGCGTATACACTGGCTGTCCGTTATCTGGCATGGATGCTATCTCAACATCTTTAATATTCGTGTACTGATTACCATTAGCTGATGTTTTCGTATTGATAACTGTATAATTTATCGCATCGCCCTTCTGTGGCATGGGGTTCATAACTGTTCCCCTGTAATACAGCCTAGTGCCATCTATCAAATCTATAGAGTAGTTTGGTACTCCATCTTTTGTATTATCAAATATTTTATCTATTATCATTTACTTATTCCTTATTATTTATTGATTACATTATAGCCACGACCCTCTAAACACCGATTGATAAAATCCTTTCTGGTATTTGCTTTAGGACTTAGCCACAACACTCGCCACCTTAGATTATTATAGACCGCTTTGCTTTTATCCCAAACGTAACTTGTCTGGTCTTGTACTAAGCTTTTGCAGGTATAATAATCATCATGGAATCGGTTCATATCTCCTTGAATATTTGCCGATGATTTTCCTCGACTGTCCACTATTGGCATGGTAGAACAACCACCAATAACAACGGCTGACAATAAAGTGAAAATTAGTTTTGATTTTTTCATGCGAACTCCAATTCAATTTAAAACCTATATTAGTTTTTGGGTTATGTCTACGCAAAACCTATTATTAGAAAAATCATAATCAAAAACGCACCATCAAAAACAATTTCTAAAAATTTATTCATCTTTTATCTGCTCCAAACTTTTCTATTTTATTTTTTGTTAATTTTTGCAATACCAACTGGTCTAAATATTTTTTTACTGAGAAGTACAAGGTAAGTTCGTTATAAATTTTTTTATCTTCTTCAAAACTTTTTTCCCCCATATCAATAATATCAGACTCAAAATTATCATCTGAACTTTTTGTTTTAAGTTCTTCTCTAGCCTTAGAAACAATCTCACAATATTCTTTTACTAAACCATAATGTTTAGCGACTGACATATTTAGGACTCTTACGTTATAAAGCGTTTTGTTCCCTATTTTTGTTGGTTGTTCTATCATTAGCTTACCCCCTCTATGATTTTAGGTCTGTTGATTACTGTCTGCTTTGTTCCATCATATTCCCTGTGTTCTTTGATGGTTGCCTTGACTGTGATGGTGCTATCTAATTCAACATCAAGAAAAGAATTACCCCAATATGTAAAGACGTTGCCTTGAGCATCTTTGAGAGTGTTTAAGAAGCTACCACCAAAGTCATTTTCAAAGTGTTTTCTAAAAGTAAGGGTTAGGTCAAATGTACCCCTGTCCTTTACTTGTCCAACAAACTCTGACTTGTTTTTGGTAAGTATCTTGTCTTTTTTCCAAGCTAATCTTTTTGCTCTTTGTGCAACACCCTTTTCAGAGTAGTTGTAAGCAATTCTTTTTAGGGCATCCGCTTCAATGAGAATGTCATAATGATTTATTCTTTTTGCATCAAGTCTAAGCTTGGCTGACTTCTGCCATTTCATTTCTTTTTTGAGATATAGCCTAGATTGAATTTTGCCATCACCATGACACTTGAAACAAGTGCCACCACTAGCACCCATAGTTGTGAAAAAGTGATAAATACCACGACCATCGCATCTATAACATTCATTGTAGCCATAAGGTTTGCCATCTCTCCACAACTCAATCTTTTGTGGGGTCGTGCAATATTCATCCCATATAAAAAACAAGTCGTTTGAAAGATACTCATTTCTGTGCTTTTCAGCTAGTTTATCTTTCCTAGCTTGTTCTTTGGCATCTTTGTCAGCCTTACAAGCTTTAGAAGCATCTACAATGCTAGGGTTAGCAACTTTCCAATCTTTGAAAGGAACTGTCCAGAAAATCGAACCATGCTCTTTTCTGATTTGAAGCCTAGTGTCTTCAATGATTTTACAATTATTACACATTATTTCTGCTCCCTTATTTTAGTGAATAAAGAATGAATGTGTGTAATTTTTTGCTTTACTCCATCAAGCTTCAACCATTCGCTTTTCTCAAGAGGGGTTTCCCCATCATCAGTGCAATCCATCCAGTAGTCGGTGTATAAATTTTCCGTAACGTCTTCAATGCTGATTGGTGTAAGTTTCATTATTTGTTCCCCCTATAAAGAATTTTGTCATCGTAAATAAGGGTTTTGATTTCTTGTAAATTTACATAAATCGTTTTCAAGCGTTCATCCAACTCAACATTTTTTGTAGGGTCAACGTCAAATTTGAATATGGCTTTTTCCATTGCATCAATTTTCTTGTGAAACTCGATACTTTGTTTGATTTGCTTTGTCATTTTGAACTCCAATTATTATTATTATTAGTATTAATAACCTAGATTATAAGCTAGGTTTATTTGATTGTCAACAAAAAAGTTTGCAAAAAAAAAGGGGGAATGAATCCCCCTAAGTTTAGGTGTGTATTGAATCACTTTACTTCAGATAT